TCCACGTTGATTGTTTCAGGACAACAGGTCTCTCTAGGATTCTTTTGAGATGGTATTGTCCCCACACGTTAGATGCTTCCTGGTATGATGTAGCAGGAACCTCCACTACTCGCGGGGGCTCCTCGATAAATGTAACTACGTCTTCGGTATTTTGTATTTCGTTAGATTGGTTAGCGACACGATTGTTTTTATGGTTGAGTGTGTTAAACGGCACCAACCCCGGGATATTTGTATAACCGCCTCCATGCTAAATAACACGGCGGTGTCAAAGTCGGTAAGATCGTCACGCTAGGGTTTTGGGGTTTCACCTAGCGACCGCAGTACCTCAGATATTCAGATACTACTCACTGTATTGGAGAAGTAACGCTCTTCAAGGATAGTGGCCATTAGTGCTTCTGCCTGAGACAGGGGCACATAATGAACACCACTTGTGTTAGCGGCTTCACGTATTTTCTGTGAATAGTAGTTAAATATCTGTGGGGGAAAGAGTGCTAGCTCAAGGGTTGCTGCACGTATGTTTTCCAAAGTAGCATTATATGTGTCCTTTCCACGTACCCAATTCGTCATATTAATGACATTCTCCAGGGGTAGTGGACCCTCGACCCATCCGGTGACGGGGCGAGTGACAAATGCTCTCTTCAGATAACGCACGTCCTGCAATGTTTTAAACGTACACAACTCTCCAGTCTTGGCTTCATCGGTATAATCTAAACCGATAAGGGCCAAGGCCTCAGACACGCTCTGTTGGTTATACCATTCCGCCCAATCAGCCACATTCAACACATTATCATCACCATAGCACTGCAAAGATACAGCACTAGTGAATCCAACATGTGTCATCTGGTTGACTTGGGCAAGGTGGTAAAACGCAATGCGCATCACTATCTGATTAAAAATAGAATTAATAATAACAGTAAGAGGGTTTCCTGAAGGCTGAGAATGGGAAAGCCTAACTACACGGTCCCTCACGACAATATCACAGTTGCACAACTCATCAAACAAAACTTCTCGTGCTCTCCTTTCCACGGCCGTAGCTCCTTCGTAGAAACTCTCCATTACTTCGTAAACCTGCCACAACAAATCCTGTCGCAGCGATCCATCGAAGTTAGAAAAGTCACCTGCAAAGACGTTACGTCCCTTCGAAGAGAGTGCGGTAGCTGTCTTGTGCCATTCCTTCGAGTATGGGTTGGTGCCCACTCCGATCTCGTTGTCGATGCGTTTCTGCATCACGAAGCCGGAGAAAGCTCCAAAATACTTTCGAACAAGAATGACAAAAGGCATGCTGGCCGCAGCAAACACTCGGGTTTTGCCTGCATCTACTTTTGCAATTGGTCGTCGCTCATCTTTCAATGAGGCAAGAAACATACTCTGCGATCGTTTGCCGTTCTGTACTCGGGTTTCGAGCTCATCAAGCGTGGTCTGTAAATCTGAATCAATAAATTTCTCATCACCAGTTCCTAACCATGCGGACTTGCCGCGACCTGGATTGTTCAGGCAATATGGATATCCAGGGGAAGTTTTGCGGTTCACACAGGGGAGGTTTAAGTCTTCGTCCCCCCACACAGCCTCTTCCCAAGAAAGAACACGGCGGTTCTTGCTTGGGAACGACCTATGCAGGTTCTTGACATCCTCCACAGCACGTTCCACAATTTCTGGATCCACTCGCATCGGCACCTGTGACGTCGCCACCTTGGCAATTCCTTTCTCCATAGGGTCAATTCGTTGACCATCGACAATAACCGGACGCAAAAGCGCCGGCTTGTCGAAGGGTTCAACAATTTTCCCATGGATCAACGAAGGGCCAATGTCAGACATCGAAGGCGCGTTAACGGCTTCAACAGTTCCCAACAGGACACCACCAAAGATCTTTTCATTGTCCTGTGCCTGCTTGATAACGGTCGGGTAGGAGCCATCAATGGTATGGTACGACTTGGTACCTTCCATATGACGACTCATGTTCCTTTCCATCATTTCAAGCGTCAGCACAGCACTGTTTCCAATACCCTTGGCATCACCACAAACATGCATCCCTACAAGCTTACGGTTTCCTCTCTCCTCAGTTGAGAACAAGAGTCCACCACAATCTCCGGCGCGCGTCCACGCACCATACTCGAGCGCAGTCGGGAGTAGAATTGTTTCTCCCTTATGCATGTAATCTATACTATTGCCTAATAATTTAGCCTCAGTGTCCATGACGAATCTGAGCTGTTGCTGAATAGCCTCCTTGGATATACGTATGCAAGCAAACGCTGCACCAAAGGGTCTATTAACAACAAACTCCGAAGCACTAATCAGATACTTGAGGATAGATGGCCGGCTCTGAACGCCTTCCACGGTAATTAAAACTAAATCTAATAATCTATCTTTTGATTCTAATTGGGTTACACAAGTCTTCGTTAAATCGATGGTTGTGGTTTCTCTAGAGGTCATATTATGGATACTAATATTCTTCTTACCTTGGATAAAGTGGTTCACAGTCAATAAAATTCTACCTACTACAAACACTCCGTTCACCACACCGGGCATATCCGGGGATGACAGAACAACGCTGTTCCTACTCAATACCGACGCCACCTGTTCCTGACACACAAGATCTGAACTCTGCGCTACACGCGCCTCTTCAAATAAGCGCTTGACATTATCCTCTTCAGGAATGTCAAACCTTAGATGTTGAGGCACGTGATAGGCATCCATCATATCCTGCATATCATGCGAAACGCGGGGCTGGTCGGCAACACGGGTTTTAGTCTCATTCGAATGTGCCACAATTTGGCTCGTCGACGGCTTAGTTCTTGTCTCATTAGAATGAGCCATGATCTTAGCTGTCGCCGGCCGCGTTCGTGTTTCACTCGAATGAGCATCCCG